CTTATATCATTAGTAGTCGTGTTACCTATATCAGATACATTCTGTAAGGTTAAATCGCTTTGTGTTGCTATATCTCCTGCAATACCTCCCCATTCAGCACCTCCGCACTCAATCCCTAGATTTTCTCTAGCGAATGTTTGAAAAGAGTTTACTGTAAAAGGTGTATCTGTGCTATCAACAGCAAACTCAATCCTAATATTCTCATCTATGATGTTTCTATGAGGGAGTTGTGTGTCGTGTAGTACGATCCTATTTTCGTTGGTTAAATACTTTTCGTTATAGTAAACAAGTCTCTTAGGTTTGTCTAAGACTATCTCTCCGGTATCTGTATTGGTGATGACTAATATACAGTCATTCAATATTTCAAATTTATAAGTCATTGAATAATCTTTATATTTACAAATATAAATACAAAGATCATTGATCACTTTTTAGATAAAAATGAAATGGGTAAAAGTACTAAATATTATCAGGAGAATCCTAAGGCTCGTAAGAAAAAGGCTCAAACAGATAAAAAGATTAACGCACGTCCTGAACAAATAAAAAAAAGAACAGAATGTGGTAGAAAGCGTAAGGAAGCTAAAAAGAACGGTAAAAGCATAGCAGGTAAAGACTACGATCACGCAACCAAAAGGTTTGTTAAAAGTTCTACCAATCGTGGTAGAAGAGGAGAAGGGAATCGTTAATCTCTATTGTCTATATCTTTATCCATGCGTGCAATTAGATTCAATAATTTTCGGTTTTTGTTTTTCGCATAGGTGGTTTTCTGTCTTTCAACTCTTCTATTAAATGTCATGTCCTGTCTTGGTATTTTTTCAACACCGCAGCAGTACTTGTGAATTTTACCTATAAAAAGACTACATGAGTCTGTTAATCCATAAATTTCTTTAGTGCTGTATGTTTTTTTCCTAACTAACCTTACATAACCTCTATCTACTAAACTTTGTAGCATCTTATCACAACTTGGAGTAGTACCTCTAAAAGCCTTAATAAATAGTTTAAATTCTTCAACTAAAAAATGACCATGACCGTATAGGTATATTAATGCCTCTAAATCAAGTCTTCCTAAATCTGGTTTTTGTTTGAGTGCCCATGAAAAAACCAATGGTAAATATTTCAAAAAATCATATTCTCTACTTATAGAATAAGCTCTTGGTTGTTTATCTACACGGTAATATCTATTAATTGGTCTTAGTGTTCTATTAGCCTTTGACTTGTACCTCTTCGCATATTTTAACGCATCTATCTTATCTTGACCTTCAAGAGAGTCTAACTTACCTCTGTTGGCTAACTTCTTTATACGGATTTGTTGTTCGTGCCATTTTATAGTTTTTTCATCCATCTTATTATATTTTTAACAAATATAAAAAAAACCCCTCACAGAAGCAAGGGGTTTTACATAACAATTAAAAAACTACAACTATGAAAAAACGATCACGGGCGTGATCTAAAACATAACTGGAAATTTTTACACAAACTCATTAAGAGGTTGCGTTAGGTTTTGTTTCAACGTATTGAATTGAATACGTTCCTGTAGCGAAAGTAGTAGTTACTGTGAAAACATGAATTTGACTATTCTGTCTTCCTGTTCTTAAAACAGTAGCTGCTGCTAAATTAGCGATACTTGGATCTTTGAAGTAGTCGCTTTCAAAATCTTCTACCATACCTAAGATAGCCGCATGAGCATCAATAGGTGCTGATATTTGTGCTACGTTGTTGTTTACTACAACATTTCTGAACTCGCTTATAGCTCTTTGTACTTTTCCCATTTTATAAAATTTTTAAAGGATGTTAAACTTACCCACAAAAGTAAGTTTTCCTTTAATATGTTATAAAACGAGTGTGTAACTATTTGATTTATAGTATTATCGTTAAATCTTGATTGTAAAGATAATTAAATATTATATAATATCCAAATTTTTTACTTTTTCTATAAGAGATCGAATATCAGAATTATTGTCAATAATATAATCAAATTTAGCATTATCTAGAGCTGTTTCTGATTCGTGGTTACTAAGTTCACTAGTGTTTCTATTAACCCTGATCACAATACCACCTCTATCTTTAATAGCTTTGACTTCATTAGGGAATCTAACGTCAGTAATTATCCATTTGTTTTTAGGTTCTTTATAACCGTTTCTAACTGAAAACATACTGTTGTAAAAATCAGAGTAATCGGAAAATAAAGCGTTAACCCAATAATCTTTATTAATTTCCCTCATCTTCTCTCCTTCTAACTGCATTAGTTTTCTCCAAGTGATTCCTAATTGAGGTATTATTGAGTTTTTAAATCCTCTATCTTCTAGTTTTATTCTGTCTATACCCCATGTTAAAGCTATTCTTTGTTTGAGTTTATCAGCAAACTTTTTGATTTGATAATCGGGGTGTAAAGATTGAATAATATAACCTACAGTGTCTTTACCTGAACCAATACGTCCTGAAATACCTATTAGATTATTTTTCATTTTCTAAATCTTCTTTTAATCTTTCGTGAAAACTTTCTTCTGAATCATCACCACTAATAAACCAATCTATTCTTTGTGTGTAGATACTAGCCTTTTTTAAATAAAAAACAGCTTTTTTAAATTCTTCTATTACTTTATCAGAATATTTTGTATGGTAATTTTCTTCGGGGTATTTTTCATAGAAGTCTGGGTCATACCACCCCTCGTCTTTTTTTTCTTCTTTTGTTTTTAATCTACCGTTTTTTTGTATCAGTTCTTCTATAGAGTCAACTACATCATTGATTCTATATTGATTATATTCGAAATGTCCTCCGCTCATGGTTTTTATTTATTAGATTCTATATGTTCTACTATTTTCTGAGTTGTTCTTATTTGATTTAAAATCATCAAATAACTCTTTTTTATCTCTTCTATTGTTTTTTCTTGTTTCATTTTATTTTTCATTTTTTAGTTTAATAAATTCTACTAATTCGATCAAAATTTTTTCACTCTTTTCGTTTAATTTATCTGCTATGTGACATAACTGCATATCTAAATTTGTTTTTTGTAGTATAGAGTTATTTAACCCTCTGCAAAATCCATTAATTAATAATGCTTGTGTTACATCATCGCTAGTTCCTATTTCAAATCCGATAGTCTCGGATAGTTTTTCAACACTGCTTTTAATCATATCTATTATTTATTATACGCTAACATTTCGGCATTTATACTCGGGTATGATTCATAGTTCTTTAGTCTAAAATCTGATATTTTCATTAGGTCTATACACTTATTAACAGATTCCTGATAAACTAACTTATTATTCATATCTAACTCACAACTACCATACTTATTAACATCTTTACTTAATTGCTCTTTAACAGCGTCTAAATGAGGTTCATAGATATGTACATTAGATAAATCACCTACGATAGCTTTAGGTATCATGTTGGTCATTTTACCTAGTATGTGGGCTAATAAGGCGTAAGATGCTATATTAAATGGAAGACCTAAGAATGTATCTACTGAACGCTGATGCCATTTTAAAGTAAATTGGTATTTTGGTATCTCATAAGAGTTTAGACAGTCTCCAGCGTTTTCTAATCCTGCTTCAAGTTCTGGTAATTCGATATTGTTTTCTTTACAATATTTTAATCTATTCAAAGGCTCAACCAATATCTCAAAACTCCAATGGCAAGGTGGTAAAGCCATATCATCTAATTCGGCAGGATTCCAAGCTGTAACAATATGCCTTGTACCCATAGGATTTTCTTTTAATCCTTTAATAAGATTAGATAGCTGATCTGAATATTTTTCATAATTAATTACACCAAGTAATCCATTATCTTCTTCTTTAAAAGAACTCCATCTTCTCCATTGAGCACCATATACTTTACCAAGGTCTCCTAATTTGTAATCTGGATTTTGATTTGAAATTCTTCCTTCTACTGGCAATGTTCTTGGGTCTTTTATATAGGTTGAAAATTCACGTAATGAAAAAAGATTGCGTTCGTTTTTGTGTATTTTTGCTATATTTAAATAGTAATTATAAGCATCCTTATTCCAAATATTAATACCATTGTCTACCAAATATTTAATATTAGTATCCCCTTTTAAAAACCATAGTAACTCTCCTACTATCCCTTTCCAATATAACTTTTTAGTTGTGATGGCTGGAAATCCATCTTTAAATTCGTGTTTAAAAGTATAGCTAGGTATCTGTAGTCTTTTAACACCTTTACGGTTAGGGTCTTCATATGAAAACCCTTCTTTTAGTATTTTATTTACTAGTTTGTGGTATGTTTTATCTATTTGTGCCATTGTCTTAAAAAAGTCTTTTATTAATTATATCACCTAATACAAACGCTACATCATCTTTTGTTATATCTGTTTTCATCATCCTTCCATCTGCATCATAAAACTCAATTTTAGTAACGTCCTCTAGGTGTGTTATTGAACTGTTATCGTCATCTGTAAAAGGTGTTCCTGTAAAGTTATAATGTACTACTAAAGTAACTCTCAATAAACCATATGATGTTTTAACTTCTTTTTCTATTGTGTTATATCCTTCTTCAAAATCATAATCGTCTAAACATACTTGTTTTTCTAACTCTTTTAATGATTCCATTCGGATGTAGTAATCCTTTAACAAGGAGTATAAGTTCTCTAGGTTTTCTCCAAATATGTACATATTTCCGTACGTTTCTAAAACTCCGTTTTTAAAAGATACACCCTCTATTAAACCATCTTCGTTTTCTTTGTGTTGAATTATCATTTATTTTTAATTATATGTTTTATATAGTCTGAATGTTTGCCCTTTGTTAAAACTACCTCCTCTACTACTTTTAAACCCTGCGTCGTTTAACTCTTTAGTAATTTCGTCAAATGTTTTACCTAACTTTCTTAATGCAACAATATACTTACCAGCTTTCATGTTGTTAGTGTTAGTCATTGCATTTCTCTTTCTTACTTCGATAGCACGCTTTCTGGATTCATCTGTTAGGTTAGAGGGTGTACCTAATGATTTAATAACGTTCCCTGCTTTTGATACATGTCTCTCCCCTCTTTTTAATTTCGATTTGATCTGACCAAGAGCGTCTTTAGTTCTAGCACTAATCTTATCTCTTTCTTCTTTAGCTAAAGAAAATTTAATTTCTTTTACTAACTGTGGATCATGTGGGGAATTAACCTCGATGTAGTTGATTTTTTCTTGTTCTAACATCTGTCTGTACTTGAACCCACCTCGGGTTATACGAGATAATTCTTTTACTAAAAGAGTAGCGCCGTACATTTTACAATCTTGAATTGCTTTCTCTATACCTTTTCTTGATTCGGATAATCCTGATTCTACATCACGATACTCTGATAATAAAGAACCATTTTTAGATGCAAAATCTAAAACTGATGCTTTCTGTGCGTGTAAACCCAACCCCGAATTACCTTGTTCTTCTGTTGATACTCTGTAGTATCCTACGTAATTGTTCATAATATGTTTTGTTTTAAAATTGTTATATGTGTACAAATATAAAATGAATTTTTTAATTATACAAGAGTAAATCTATTGTAATAATTTGATGCTTCTGAGAAAGGTACAGAGTGTCTTTGTGCAAAACCTTTCTCTTTCCAGTTTTCTCCCCGATCTATTGATTCATTAACTTTATAGAACTCTTCGAATGATAGGATTGGTATATTCCTACCGACTTCATATATTCTTAAACCATACGTTTGAGTGTAAGGTGTGTTCCCCCAGCCGTTTAGACTACTTACTGTTTTACACAGTTTATCTACAGGACTAGTGCTATATGAAAGTTGATTCCCTAAATATTTTATTTCTAAATCATCAAATTGATCATAAATCCTGACGTACACGCTGTGGTATTTTACTTCTAATTGCGAGATGTAGTACTGCATCCATAAGTCGAACTTATCGGAGTATGGTAGGTTGTTTACTGTTTCTAAAACTGTCATTTGTTTTGGTTTTTTACAAAGATAATTTATTAGTTTGGTTATGTCAATATTTTGCATAAAAGTACTGGGTTTTTAAGTGTTTTAGAGATGGTGTTGATTTAGGGGTTACCTCGTTATTTTTTGGATGGTTTGGTAATTTTTTATGATGAGGTGGTTTATTAAGTTGTTGAAAGTTAGTTTTTTGATTCAATTTGGTAGTTTGTAAAAAAAGTGTATTTTTTCTTAATAGAAACCTTAATATACATTTATTTATATAATAAATAATTATATAATAGAGGTTAATATTAATAATAGTTTATGTATAATAATATTAGTCTTAATGGTTAAGTCTAACTCGTTTAATGTCTAATAGAAATAATGTCTTTTAGATTAATGTCTTTTAGATATTATGTAGTTCTAAGAGGGTATATACGTTCAGTATAGTTATTAAATAAATCTAATTAATATATATCTATAAAAAAGTAATTGTGCAAAAACGAAAAATTGTAAAAAAACGCTCAAAATTGAGGTATTCAGCACTGGAGTGAGAAAAGGATTTAGTAACCCTCACTGAACTTCAATTAGAATTGAGAATAAATTATTAAATCAAGAGTTAGTAAATCGATAGGAAACCGACGTAAGGAGGGTTTTCGATCTTTTAAGTACAATCTGGGGGCGGCGGTGCGAGATAGGTAATTAATATATTGCTACAATGCTGTTTCTAGCCCCATAGAGGTGGTTTTTTTCAACTCTTTTTGTTTTTTGGTATATTGATACCACTCGTGTCATTTTAATTGAAAAAAGGGTACTCTATGAGCTTATAAAAAATTTTGTCAAAAATTCAGGGAGTAGGGTCTATGTATAATATATTAGTAATCAGGCAAAAAGGAAACGGGTTTTGAATTTGGGGGAGGGGGGTCTGTGTTTTTCTTTTTGTCAAATACTTTTCAACTTTTATTTGGTCGGCGTTAATTCTGTAAGCACTCCAGCAATCTAGTATAATAGACACACCTTAACGTATTGATTTTCAACCAATAAAAGAAAAGTGTTTCGTTTGTTGGTTGGTCGTTTGTATAGCGTAACGATTAACGTACACGATATTCAGACGCCAATCTTTCTCCTGCTACTCATACAAAAGAAAAAAATACTTTTACCCCCAAACTTTACCACGTTAAGGTCTGTATAGCAAAAACTTATACAAACTTTGTTTGCATAGATGACAAAATGTACCAAATAGTTACTTAAAGCATGACAAAATGTCAGGTTCAAAATAAATTTAAATTTTTTTCATGCTTTACCCTTATAATTATCAACACTTTAGCTACAACCTGACAAATTGTCAGTTGACAAGTGTAAATTCTTACCGTATGTTTGCAATATAAACAATTAACAAACGTAACTAATAACAAAATGAACACAATACTAAAAACTTATCACAAACACTCAAACATAGTTTCTTTTCATAAGTATGAAGAAGAAGGCGTTATATATGAAGAAAGTTTTAACGAAAACGGTGAAACTTTAACCTATAAAGATTCTGACGGCTTATTTTACGAAATCAAATACCACAAAAATGGTAAACCCTTGAGTTTAAAATCCTCAACTGGATTCTCATTCAATTACACTTATCACAAAAACAACAACACAAGAACGTACAAAGATTCTAACGGCTTTGAATTCATATACGATGAAAATAACAAACTTTTACAGGGTAATAAACTAAATTAACAAACTTAACTAATAATAATACTATGAAAATATCAAGAATTGGGGAATATGTAAAATTTTCAGAGACATTCGGCGAAGATTATTTAACTTTTGTTGCAAAAAGTCAAAAAGACATACGTTCCGATATAAGCACAACATTGAGAGAGAAAAACAGAAATCTAACATGTTCACAAAATTGTGAAGAAAATGAACAATTTAACGAATTTGAAAAAATTTTGTATGTATTTTATAACATTTATGGAATACCAACGAAATACATGTATTTGTATTTTGATTTTGAAAAAAACACAATTAGTACAGAGAACAGCAAAAAAATCAAAATAGTTGAGAGCTTCGAATACACATATAAAATCCAAAAAACTCAAATAAAATCCAAAAACGGTATAAGTGGTTTTTATAAGTTTATCATTAACGCCATGCATATTGATAGCCCTTACAACTCCAGCATGTTCAACACTTTAGAAAATTTATTTAAAACAGGATAAAAAATTTATTTTTTCCTTGCACAATCAAAAAACTTTTTTACCTTTACAAAACAATTAAGAAACGAAACTAAATAATAACAATTAAATAAAATAATCATGCACACAAGAAAAGAAACAATTTCAAATATTGATTTTTACAGAGTCAACAACGACACAAACATGAATCCTCGCTATGTATTCCATTTTTTAGAATTAGATACAGACTACAACAAAGCTCACAAAAAAGCATTGAGTATGGGAGCTAAGATATATAGGGGTAAATGGTTCGGAGGCGGTTTTGTTATTGGTTCCCGTGACCTTAAAAACACAGCAAAGAAAATTAAAACGAAACTAAACAACAACGTCATGAGCACAAAATCAAAAAAACTAACATTCAAACAGATCCGCGATAATTTTTTCAAACTTTACAATTTAAAAAGAAAGTATAAAAATGGTAAACCACAGGATCAAAATGAATATTGTATAGACACTAGAGTGCTTTTCTGCGAATACATAGACGTACTACACAGAAACGACGAAATAACAGAAAGACAAGCGGATAAAATAACTTTAAAATAAAAAAAATTATATTTTTTCCTTGTATAATTAAAAAACTTTTTTACCTTTACAAAACAATTAACAAACGTAACTTAATAACAATTAAATAACAACAAGTCATGAACACACCAAAAAGATTAAAAAACACGCTACAAATAAGAGTTAAATTTTTCCCAGCTACAAACCATAAAAATAACCGCCTTAAATTCATTCAATCAAACAACAAAAAAAATGTAACGATTGACCAAGCGGATAATCTTGAGCCTTTAGATTTTATATGTTCAATATTTGAGGGCATTGAATCAATCAAAAACTATGCTTTGATCGTTAATAATTTAGATAATGATTATCACTTTCAAATTGATTATTACAACAATAGTTTCCCCAATATTATCCAAGAAATCAAAAATTGATATTCACTATCTAAACCCTGCTTAGTAGACTAATTCAAACGGGGCAAAACCGTTGCAGGGTACTAAACTAAAATAATAATCTAAAATTCAAACATCATGAGCGTAAAAAATCTAAAAAATCTAAAAAATAACCAATCTGATAATTTCAAAAATTATTGTATTGATTGGGTAGATGGTTTAAATAAACTACTTAAAGAAAAGAATTATTCAGGTTGCTACGAATACGTAGATATCACCAATCACAAATCTTTTAATGTTGGCGATATTGTTGAGACTACTTTTGATGATGGTATTTATCACATTAAGGGTTTTTACAGAACCATAAACGGGATACATATTCAAGCATTATTGGGTAAAGATGGGCAAAATATTTATTCAGGTTTATCTACAAGAGTATTAAAGCCTGCTGATGATTTAGCAAAACATATATTTAACATTTTTGCACCCATTGAGGGATCTACGTCCAAAAGAAATGAATTACTTTTGTAATTGAGTAAATTAAAACAACAATCTAAAAATAACAATACTAAACAATAACAAAATGAAAAAAGTAAGATTTACAAAAGAAGCAATACAGCACAAGGAAAAAACAAACATAGATTTTAACTCCTTCACCAATCCACAAAACAAAAAAGATATTCTTGATAAAACATTATCGGAGCTAGACAAAATCCAAAACAATTTAAACCAGTTAAAAAATAAATACAGATAAAAAATATAATTTTCCTTGCACAATCAAAAAAATTATTTTATCTTTACAAAACAATTAAGAAACGAAACTAAATAATAACAATTAAAAATAACAAATCATGAACATCCTAACAAACAAAATCAAACTACATTTAGCAACCTCCCCAAAAGAAGTAAACGACGCACTTAGTCACATACACATGACAAAAGAAGTTTGCAGGGTAACAGATACGTACATTTTAGCTATCGTACCAACAAAAGAAATATTTTCAAACGATTTTACACAAACCATTCCAGACGAAGGCTTATTTATACCATCAACAGTATGGAAGGAATTAATAAAGTACAAAAACATAGCCTATGAGTTTACAAACGAAAAACATTTTTTTGACTTATCCGAAGGTAAAAACGCACCAGATATAAGATTAGAAGTAAAAGCAGGTAATAGTATCAATTACCCAAATTTTGATCAATTTATCAACGCTGATCGTATAATACAAAGGACGAATATCAGTATAAATCCAAAACTACTAAAGCGTTTTTGCGATGCTACAGGCGGTGAAGAAAGAATCAAACTTACTTTTATGGCGAATAATAAAAACACTAGTAGGGATGATATATATTACAGAATGAAAATTGAAGTTTTTGGAAGTGATATCATAGGGCTTGCAATGCCAGTTATATAAAATTTGATGATTAGTTATTTTGTTTAGTTGAAGTGATACAGGGGTGGAATTAATGAAGCCCCTCTTCACTTTATTTTTAAATCACTATCTAAAAAAATATTAACAATTAAAAAACAACAATATGAAAACAGTACTTTTCAAAAATGGAATTAAATTAGAAGTTTCTCAAAACACAGCCGAAACAATAATATTAGATTTAAAGCATTATAACGAACACACAAAAATATTTACTAAATCTGGACCTTTTTTAGGTTTTTTTGTATTATCTGAAATAGTAGCTATTTACTAATTAACAAAAAAAATCAATAACAACTAAAAAATAACAATCATGAAACATTACAAAACAAAATTACCACTACTCACACTAAAAGAAACTAAAACAGAATACCAAAAAGCAAAAATAAGCTCTGCATCAGATGCGTATAACGTCATAAAACCATTTTTCAAAGATGACGTAAATCTATACGAAAGTTTCTATATTTTATTACTAAATAGAGCAAACAATACAATAGGTTATAGTAAAATATCACAAGGAGGGGTTTGTGGCACCGTAGTAGATATTCAAATAATTTGTAAATATGTTGTTGAAAGTTTAGCAAAAGGTGTAATTTTAGCACACAATCATCCTTCAGGGAATCTCAAAGCAAGTAAAGCAGATATCGAAGTGACAAAAAAAATAAAAAAATCCCTTGATATTTTCGAGGTACAGTTATTGGATCACTTAATAATTACCGAAGATTCTTATCTCTCTTTAGACAAGGAATTGAATTTTGTTTTTTAGCTAATAAGGGAAGTATAAAAACACAAGATAGAAACGAAAATTTAATTTTTTAAAAATAATAATCATGAAACTATATCACCTACAAACAATGGTAACCAAAAAACAAAAACCGCTTTTTTTAGTAAAAGATAACCAAGATAAATTAGTAAAAGTTTACACTAATGTCTGTGAAGCTCTTGATCAAATTAAAATATTAAATAGAGAGAAATCACTATCTGTAAACGAAATCTTAT